ATCTGAGGAGTTCCATCCAAGATAGAGAGAATTACGAAGAAATTTCATTGCTGTTAGCTCCTACCGCTCTGTGTACAAAACAGACGCGTAGAGTTTCAGATTACTTTTCTACAGTTCTTTCCTGTTCGAAGCGCCCATTCAAGGGTAAGCATGCACAACAGTACAAAACCAATTCAATCCCTAACTTGCATAGTGTTCCGGTCTGACCAGCCGGTGCACGAGGGGGATGTCTCGTGGAAACATAACATTTGAGACGGTTGCTACGATAGCAACTCAGGGCTCTCCAGCCCTTCAGCAGTTAATTCTGCAAGAAGTTCGTGTGACATGGAAATACATCACAACCAGATTCAAAACAACATGAATCAACCAACGAACACACCACTTGAAAAGTGCTCAATTCGACGATGCGCATGAAAGCGACTTACAAACGCCCCCAACAAAGGGGCCATCTCGGATTTCGGAGTTAACCTAGTACCAAGATGGGAACGACAGACGATTTAATCAAAGTGGGTCGTTGATCAACGCAAGGAATTCCTCAACTTGCATGAACCAATACAGTCTTCACATCACCTTACTTACCATACCCTTTCGGCCTTACTCCCTGTTCACAATGACACAGCTTTCTGGGGAAGTTTAGTAAATGTACCTCGACTTGGAAGTATACTATTAGAACACTTAAGTGTTGATCTGATCACACGAAAATTGTAACGTAGAGCATAGAACAACTCTAGCCGACTAGTCGTGTCGGAAACCGCGCTAAGCTTAAGCAATCAAACATCCGGTGCTCCCGAAGGTACCAGACAAGTTTGAAGCCACTTGCTATTTCTTGGAAGAAGCGCGCGCGCCTTGAACGCTCGGAGGAGCGGAAGGAAATTGTCGCTGGAGCTCAGGCTCAACAGCTGTAACAACCTTCAGGCGGTTTGACCTTGGAGTAAGACTCACAAAGTCAGTCAAGTCGACGTCAGGTACAGACGCCGCAGAAAGGTATTTAACGTCCCCTTTCTTCTCAGAGACACTCCCGGACTTACGTCGGGGCTCAACTGATTCCGCAATGTTTGTAAAGCCATACAAGTCAACACTGAAATGAATCAGGACTTTGGCAAGCGGAAGATCGGCAACGGTATTGACAGCATTAACCGTCGCAAGAACAGCTCCCTGGCAGCACTGCCGAAGGATCGCCGAGTTGCTCGCAGTGATCGAATCACCGGCAGCGTCGACGTAGAAGAGCGTGTCCGCCCCGTCATTCTTGCGTTCAGAAATGAGGGGGCACATGACGTCATTCGCCCAGGCGTTGAAGCGCGTACAACAAGAAGTCTGCACTGCACTGTCAATCGTGTAGGAACCGGAATTCTGATTCGCTACGAAAGGGTCCTTCTCGTAGGAAATCTGCACGATTGGCGCACCAAGAGCTGTCGCAGCTCCATTGGCACCCAAAGCACCGCCTGTAGGAATCATCGAGTTCGTCTCAAAAGTCAACTTTCGAAATCGGAATTTGCGAAAGAATTGAGCGAAAACGGCAAGAGGCCCTGTTGCGCTAAACAGAGCGGTTGCTGTATCCGTCGATGGAGAACCTGTAGGATTCACCATAACTGCAGACACCCCTGCGGTTCCGAAGAGACCGAGGAGCGCTGTGTCCTGAGTGAGAACGGCTGTGGAAGCCGAACCAGGTAACACGCCGGAGATCCGAAGACCACCTTCAGCGTATTCGTCATGTGGAGCAGCAGCACCGAATCTCCAACCGAACATGTTGTTTCGGGAGATAGAACCCACGGTAACCGGGGCACGGATCTGTTGCGTCGTTGAGCCCAAACCCAGAGGTCGGGAGTAGCCACCCTGTCCGGGGCGGCCTTGAAATCGTTTTTGAGGTCGATTAACCTTACTCTTTTGGTTCGCGCGAGCAGCGCGAGGTCGTTTATTTGCTTTAGCCTTACCATTGGCTTTGCCACGTTTGGATAACATGGGTTACCTGTTCCAAACATTCAGAATCTGAGGGCTTCCGAGTACACTATAGCCTCCTTGGAGATTGTGTCAATCATCTCACGGAATATCATGAAAGAAAGAATTCTGAATTGCCTCTCGTCAAGGCACAGCGACTGTTCATCGCCATTGATTACTACCCGTGCAGTCTGTCGACTACTTCCGGACACACACTCACGACGGTGAGGGGCCCTTAGTACGGAAATCTTAGGTTGCTGCGACCAGCAACACCGTTTTGGGTAAACCCGAGGATGTTTGGAGAATCCTTCGAGGGACAATGACGACCCCATAGCACTCCGGTGGAGCACTACCTGGCCGAGCCAGTATTCGTGAAGGTGTTATTGTATGCGTCCTTCCACCAGCAGATAGACATGGAGTAAACTCACACATGACGTCTGGTGGGTCTCGCTCGCTATTTGAGAACTCACGAATGGTACAGTTTAACGACGTGCCCAGGTCGAAGAACTAACCCTGCTTTTACAGTCAAAGCATAACTCACATGGATGTAATTGTTGAAGTCTAAATGGAACACATGAACCAAGACGCTCGATTTGACCGCTTCAGTGCGGAGATCTTGTGTGTTGGGCTGCCCGCGAAGGGACCCTTCCACTTTCAACATGATTCGAACAATCGCATAGGCAACGCGACGTTCTATCTTACATACCCTTTGACACCAAGTCCCTAAGGCTCTAGAGCAACAGCTCGAGCAGGACAAGTGAACACAGAAAGACTATTGAAGATTGGATCCTCTGAAAGAGGCCGCTGACAGAACCCGAGTAAAATCAACTCATCGGAATACGACTCGTACATTGACGAATTTTTCAGCTTCTTTTCCACCCTGCTACGTAATTGAAAAGCAGTAGCCATCATGGCTTCTTCACCATCAGGACTAGTGATAACGTCCTGTGTCTTCCCCAAATCCGCGCGCTCAAGTTTCTCAAGAACTGTGAAACCATTAGCGCCAGGCCGCACACTTGCGGGCGGAACAGTGCACCCTCTGTACAACATTTGTTGACCTTGAATTCTCGAAAGGTCATGTTTCGGCTTAGATACCATGCCGTCACCAATGTAGAGTTTCCCTGCCTTGCAGAACTCAAGACCAGATCGATATACGGCACATGCCATCAATCTCTGGGTCTTTGTAAACAGAGCCTTCTCGCTAGGGACCATCGCTAGTCCGTAGTACTCACGAGGAGCGTGATACGAGAAGAAACCATCCGCAGACGCGTGCTTGAGATGCTCACGATGGACTGTATGAAATCTGCGGACCGCGCGCTCGCGGTTTTGTGCGCCTGCAACAGCTTCAGGTTGAAGTGAAAACAGGCTCTGGTAAGTGCCACCAGACTCGCCCTCGACGGACGGCTTCTTCGCTACCTTTGATTGGCCATGCAACAGGCCGGTATTGAAGAACGGAAGGTATTCGAATTCGCAAAGTTTCGAATCAGGAAAATCAGAGCGTTTCCTCGCGATCCAAGGCTGTGAGTTGATAAAAATCTTGTCCTCATGAGCAAAGTTCTTGCCAACGCTGCGGCGAAAGCCAGCGTTGTTGATGTGATCGCACCAAGTCGCATACTGCGACTGACGACAACGAAAGAGAATGTCGTCTCCGTTCACGAGAATCGGAATCTTCGTGAAGTCATCAACGTACGGGAACAGTGCGAGCCAGGCTACGCAAAAGTTCACGATACACAGGATGGGAAATGAAAGTGTCGATCCCATAAGCTGTCCATTCAGCTGCTTGCAAGTCTGCAAGTCGTCGCCTTGATCGGCGGCCATGTGTATGTAATTCTTGGCATATCCAACATTGTGCGGCTCAATACACGCAGTCAACGCCAGTATGTACTGTTCAATGAAGTCTTTGCTCTGGCCTTCACGGCGGAGCGATCTCTTCAATTGAGACATCATGAGTCCATGGCATGCGCGAGTCAATCTGATATCAATCTCATCAGTCGCGCCGGAATAATCACCAGAAACCCAGACGGTTCTCTCTCCGTCCTCAGTATGTCCTTGGTACAGACCATATTCGCCAGAAAGGCGATCGAGGAACTTGAGGTGCCACTTTTCCAGTGGCTGCCCACAGAGCGAGAACTGCGGAATATTGCGAATAAACGAGTGAATGTCCTTCTGAAAGGATCGCGACAACCAGTAAGGTCGCGCCTCGCCAGCGGTAACAGTGCGGACCTTCCCAGGCTCCAACACCGTAGCTACGCGGCAATTCACATTGTCAGGTCCATCCTCTTCAGGACCCTTCGCCATGGCGACCATTTCGCCCTCCATTCCATTTGCTTCGAAAATCGCACGTCTCATTTCAAGAGGAAAGCGATAAGCAATTAGGCGTTCAGCAACTGAGCCTAGAACCTGTGTAAAATCAGGATATGGAATCCCACGAATCTCCTTCGTACCATGATTCGGATGATAATCAATCATGAGGAGCACGCCATCGGCGTGTCGTGGATCAAAGCAGCTCACGGGAGCATCATAGTACTGGTCCGCAATCATTTGCGAAGCACCACCAGCACTTCGGCCATACTCATAAGAGGCCGAACCAGAAGGTTGTAAAAACCGAGGAACTTCTGGTCTGAAAGCTTTGAGGACTTTCCGCATTTTGTCAGTAACCTCCCTTTCGAAAAACTCAGGAGAGGACCAAACTTTTTGACGACGAGGAACGGCACCGCCGTCCCAATGAAGGTTGAAAGAATCAAACCGTACACCGACAGAAGCAAATTCATTGCATAACTCTTGATCGGCTCGGATACCCTCTTCGTCGTATGGCACTGTGACAAGTAGTGTCCCCGTATTCATGGGGCCAGGCGGGCGTGTCATCGCCTTCTTGTGCTTTAATAGTGTTTGTAGCACAAAGTCATCGTTAACAGGAAGGAAATTCCTCTTCAACTGTTGAATCGACGTGAGGAGTCGAAAGTTTCTCACTCCACGTTTTCCAGTGTCAAACGTGACACTATAACGAAGCTTAAGACGTAGTTTGCCCGTCAGTCCAGCATAAAGGTCCCAGGTAGGTTCACTAGGAGCTTCACACTCTTGTCGCCAATTCTCTCCGAGTGTGCGTAGCGCGATATGTTTAGCTAGCAAGGTAGATGACCACCATTTTGCGTATTTGATGAAGTCGTTCTCGTCGTTCATGGCATGATGACCAAGTACCGAAAAGAATTCCATCACCGGAATATCGCCATGCCACGTGTCAAGATGACCCGCGTCGGCAAGTTGCTCGAAGAGTCCCCGTGCGAAGCGAAGCACGGATTCGAGATGTTCTAAATTCAACAGAACACCTCCCTTGAAGAAACAGATCAATTCAAGGACTTGAAAGGTAAATGGTGTGAGGTTATCCACCAATTTCAAGATTAGCCCACTGCGAAGTCTCTGCAGTGGCCCACACACGGCTCGAGTGAAGCCTAATGTGGTGAGGTCAGCTATGCCTCCCGCGGTGGGGACCGCGGCCCGGCGCTCTCGCATGTCTGCGATTGCGCTGAGGAGCACCTGTCGTACTTTGTCTAAAGGAGTATCAGAAATGGAGTTTTTCCGTTCTTCGTTTGCGTTAGCAAACTTGGAATGGCCGAAAACTTTCTTCGACTTCTTGTTCAGGACATCGTACCCTGCACAACCTTTGTGCAACAGGTCAATTATGAAATCCAGGGATTTGAACGGCATTGCAGCCGCTCGAAAACCCTCCGGAATTTGCGTTTTCATTCGATGATTGAAGATGCT